TCATGCCGCAAGCCCTAGGTGCCGGGCGAGCGAACCCGAGATGCGCTTGGCGGCGTCGGCAATCGCTTCGTCCGCGAGGTGCGCATAACGCTCGGTAGTCTCAGCGAGCGCGTGGCCAAGGAGCTTGCCAATCACGACGAGTGAAATTCCGTCAGCGATGGCGATCGAAGCAAAGCTGTGGCGCAAGTCGTGCAACCGAACATCTGGCAAGGCCGCGTGCCGCCTCATTTCGAGCCAGACAGGGCTTAGCGCGATCGGCTTATCTCCGCGCACCGACGGAAAGACGAGGCCAGTATCGGCCCTGTTCGGCATGGCATCGAGAACCGCCTGCGCTTGCCGGTTGAGATAGACGATCTTCGCACCGGTCTTGCTGTCGGGCAGCATGAGGCGCGGTGGCTGCACCCATTCCCAGCGCAATCCAACCACTTCGCCGTGGCGCGCGCCGGTGTAGATCAGAAGCCGGATCGCTTGGACCGCGATCGGGTTGGTTTCCTCGAAGTCGCGCAAGCTTGCAGCAAGCCGATTGAACTCGCGGGCGCTCAGAAATCTGTCGACCAGCTTGCGCTTGTACCGCGGCGTTCCCCGGCACGGGTTCGAGCCACGCGGGCGCATGCCCAATTGTTCGGCGTAGCCCATCATCACCGACAGGATCGGAATGGTGCGGTTGAACGCGCCCGAACGGCCCGCCCAACTGTCGCGCCAGCGCAGCACGTCGGCCTTGCGGATCGCATCGACCCGCAGGTGACCTAAGATGTCGGTCAGGTCCTTGAAGATGCGGGCACGGTTGCCCTTGCGGGTCGATGGCTTCCAATGCCGCGAATAATCCGCCCAGAAGCGCAGCGCGAAATCACGAAACAGCGTCGCGCCTGGATTATCCCGCTTCGCCTTCTGCGCCACCGGCAGGCCATCGAGCATGACTTTGGCAAGCTGCGCGCGCGCCAGGGTGCGAGCTTCCTCCGCGCGAACTTCGGGCGGGCGGCCAAGCGTGATCCGCATCTGTTTGCCGCGCTGGCGGAACTGGACGAACCAGCTACGCGATCCACCCGCAAAGACCCTGAGGCCGAAGCCCGGCAGCTCGGTATCCCACCAGAAGAACTCTTTACCCTTGATCTTGCGCCGGGCGATGTTTCCGTCGAGCCTGACTTTCTCGCTGGTTCGATTGCTTCGATAGCGCCGAGTCGTCTTCAAGATTTCGACGGGATTTGGCGTTACCACAGGGCCATTCGTTGACATCGATCTTGCTCCTTCATAGAAGGAACTAATTCACGGCAATCCAATGGTTTATTTTCCATTGCTGCGACAAGGTCGCGTACGGTGTGCCCTCCGTAGCGGCTGGAAACACAACATTCGATCCATTCAACGGGTTCGCCATCTTCAAGCCTGTAGGGCTGCAGTCCGCGCGCAGCCCATCCATCTATGATCTGTTCTACGTCAGCGCCGCTCATTGCGCCCTCGCGCAGAAGGTACTCGTCATGCCAAATAGCTTCACCGATCAGATCGGAAAATTCTTGGCAGTATGCGTCGAATCCACCAGGATACACACGATCAATATCCTCTATCTTTATGAAAACATCGTAAAATTCTTGGCATACTGACATAGGCCTATCCCCCACTCATGGTTTTCCGTAACATTCTAGCATCAAGTCGAAGTGCTGTGCCCGGGCCAATCAAGACAAGGCGACTGTTTCTGTCGCGCTCAATCCGTATCAGGCCCTTTCACCTAGAAGGTCGACGTGCTGGACATATCTGGTGAACCGAGTGTTGCACTAATTGCAAATGGCGCATTCTATTCGATGCCTTGTGGAGCACCCGAGAGCGGCCGCGATTTTGGCATAGTCCATTTCCGGTCAGAGCGCAAAAATGCGGCGAAGGCGAACGCACAGTGACCTATCTGGAAAATGAAATTGCAGAGAACGACATTTTACGCCGAACTTTCAAGGGCGGGTGCGTAGAAATATCACATGACATAGCCTCAAGTGATGCAGTGATATCGATACTGTATGGCGTTCGAAACTACGATAGTTTTGCTGAACACCAAAATGAGCAAGATGACCATTCTTTCGGTTTGATCAATTTCAATGAAGGTTGGATTTTTTGGGAAATATTGAAATGTGAAAATTCTGAGCCGCGTTCCTGCAAATGCCCCTTGAAAAAGGTTCTCAAAATTTATCACGATTATGAAATGTAGGTATAGAACCACATTGAAATCTTTAAATTCGGAGAAATATCAACCAACGATACTCATGACCGTTCACCGCAGATGCGCACCAGCAGCCCCTGGGTCAGATCCGCATAGCTTTGGCAGCATTTTGCTGCATAGGTATAATCGCGATCCATCATGACGTTGAGCCAGTAGGCAGGGAAATTCTTGGACATGGCTGGTGTGATTTTTCCGCCAATCGCAGCCAAGTTGCATGATGCCTGGCGCATCCGCGCTTTGATCAGTTCGTGTGCTTCAGGTTCATCGTTTATAGAACGTTCAAACAGGCCAAACAGGGCATCAAGCAGGTCATCACCTTCATAGAGCGCCAGATATTCCAAACAGCTAGCATCCAAATCAATGGAGATCATATCCGGCGGCGGCACGTCACTCTCGTGCAGCCGATTGAACGATGTGATGTGACCGACGAGCAAAACCCCAGCCCGATCCGCACCAGCCGCTGAGCATTCGACGATCTCCGAAGGGATTTTTGTCATGAGCCAGCCTTTAGGCGCGGCTGCCCTGTGTGCCGGGTGCTGCGCATATCCACGGCGTCAAAAATGTAGCGAGAGCTGATGCGCCAAAGCCCGACATTCATTTTGACTGACCCACCAAATTGCGGCCAGGCAGCACAGTGCATCAAAAACGAGTGAGAGGCAGACACATTTCAATCCGAATGACATTTGAACGATTTAGGTCAGCGCCTCAAGCTTGGCTGCAATGATTGAGGATACAGCGAGATGACGACTGTTGTAGTTTTCGAAAACGCGGCCTCCATCTACGCCGCCTCCAACCTTCGAAGAAAGATATGTTCTTCGGAGCTTCCAAATGACGAAAATTCTCAAGGTCGCACAATTCCTTGACTGCAAGCAGGGTAAGTCGCTCGAAGAGGCGGCATTCCATTTTGGCGTGAGCAAGCGCAGTGTTCAGCGGTGGATTAGGTGAAGCCGTTGAAGCTGACCGTGCAGGCAGCCAGAAAATCAGCCTGTTCGGCGAGCTTCTCCTCGGCCGACTGGTCCATCTTCCCGCGCTTCTTGATCTTGTCCATCAGCTGGTTCTGCTGGCGAGCCTGCCGGTCTCCTCGTCGAGGAAGTCTGGTCCGGCGGAATCGGTGTGGACGGTGACCTCGGTCAGCCCGTCGATGGCGGGCATCTGGTCGGCAGCCGCATTGCGAACAGCCGCGAGAATGGCTTTCACTTCAGGGTAGGTCCGGGCCAGAACGGTTACCTGCACGCGTTCGGTTACCCGGCGCTTCGCACCCGGAGCCGGAACGTTGCGGTCGACACTGCTGACCGACATCAGCGATATCGCCGGGAAGTCCGTGCCCTGGGGCAGCATTCCAGCGGCAATCCGCGCAACGGAGACAAGCGCCGTTACCCTGGCGTCAGCCACCAGAAGCGAGCGAACCGCAATCACCCCGTTCATTCGTCATCGACCTCGAGGGTCGGTGCCTTCAGGTTCCCGATCTGGACCCTGTGGGCGATGTAGGCGCCCATGGCATTCACCGCTTCCTCGGCTTTCTGGTCAAGCGCAGGGCGCAGGAAGGGTTTTGCGGCGTGACCCGGGTGCATGACCGTGGGCCCGACGAAGTTCTCGCCAATTTTGAGGCTGCTTGGTCGCGTTGGAGAGGTCTTCGCCGCAGCTCGCCGACGAGGCGCTGACTGCGCTCAACGAAGCCAAGGCTCGCCTCGACGAGGTCGAGCAGAAGCTTGCCCGCCGCGTTGCCGATGAAGCCACCCCCGAGTTCAAGACGATTGGCGAGCAGGTCGTGGCAGATGAAGCCATCAAGGCCTTCCTCGGCAACAACACGGTGCGCGGCCGGGCCAGCGTCGAGGTCAAAGCGATCATCTCGGCACTGACGACCGACGCCAATGGTTCGGCAGGCGACCTCATCGTCACCGACCGCGCCCCTGGCATTGTCATGCCGGGCCAGCGCCGTCTGACGGTGCGTGACCTTCTGACCCCCGGCCGCACAGCCAGCAACTCGGTGCAGTATGTCAAGGAGACCGGCTACACCAACAACGCTGCGACCGTTTCTGAAACCTCCGGCCCCACCAAGCCGCAATCGGACATCAAGTTCGATGTGCTGACCAGCAACGTCACGACGATCGCGCACTGGGTGCTCGCCACCCGCCAGATCCTCGACGATGTGCCGATGCTCCAGTCCTATATCGATGGGCGTCTGCGTTATGGTCTGGCGCTGGTCGAAGAAAACCAGCTCTTGAACGGCAGCGGCACGGGCACGGATCTTGCCGGCATCTACACGCAGGCAACCGCGTTCACCCCGCCGATCACTATCACTTCGGTGAAATCGCTCGTCGAAGATGGTCGGCTTCCGACCTTGCCAGAATTTGAGAATTTCCTGCGCGAGGCAGGGTTCTCGAAAAGCCAGGCCACCGCAATCGCGGGCAAGGGCCTGGCGCCGCTGTTCCGGAGTGAGTCTGGCAGCACCCCATCCGACTTCCTGTCGGCCTTAAAGGCGCAAATCAGCGCCTGACCCCACTCCCAAACAGGATAATCCCATGAGCGATCAGAAGACCGCCGAGCAGCTTGCCGGCGAAGTAAAAGGCGTGCTCGACGCGCGCTTCAGCGAAGTGAAGTCCAGTCTTGATACGCGCCAGGCAGAACACCGCGCCGCGCTTGATGCCCGTCACGACGAGATCAAGTCGGACCTCGAAGGCAAGCACGACAAGGTGAAGGCTCTGGCCGAAGAAGCACTTGGCAAGGCGCAGCGCCGCGCTTCACCATCTTGTTGATTGTGCCGATACTGACTTTGCGCAGGCCACGCCGGGTCTCACGCACCGGCTTGTCGGCGTCTGACACCGAGATCAGGTGGGGCGCGACGCCATATTCGATAAACAGCCCAAGATAGGAGCCTTTGCCCCGCAGTTTGACATAGGACGAGAGCTTGGCGCCCTCGGTCCGGGTGCCAATCCCGATCGCGCGCTTCAATTGCCCGGTCCTCACCGGTACATTGGCCTTGGCCTGCTGCTGGATCACCTTGGCGCCCGCCCGCAATCCGCCACGGATCACGTTGCGCTCTAGGTTTTTGGGCAGTTCATCGAGCAAACGCAGCAATTCCGGGCCGCCCTTGAGCCGTATCGTCATGGTGCGGCTCCTTCTCTCGAATGTTCCTCGACCATGAACTCCAGCCCCAAGCGCCTGCCCAGCACGGCCGGGCCAGAGATGATCTGGTAGACGCGGGTTTCGATGATGACCCGCATGTCTGCGGCGAGCCCTGCCAGATAACGAATGCGCACCCGGGCGGGACGGCGACCAATCTGGATGCTGTCGGCCAGGCGCTCGGCCTTGGACGGGAGAATGTCCTTAACCTCAGCCCAGACGCAGGCGAACTCGGTCCAAGTGACCAGTTCGGTGCCATATTGCGGGTCGTGCGTGACGACCTTGCGCTCAATCCGGATCCTTGTGTCGAGCTTCGAGGCTAGATCCAGCGACATTTGAGTTGACCCACCAAAGGTTGCGGTCGCGATATTGATCGTAACGGTGAGGCTCGACCCATAATCCTGTGCCCAGGTGTCGAAGCTGTACTTGGTGCCGCCCATGGTCACAGCGGTGGCGAAACCTGCCGGTTGATCGCCTTGCACTTGGAGGGTGACAGGCCAGGTCGAGCCGACATTGTCCTCGACCGAGTAGATCCCCTGGATCGTTTGGCCCTTGAAGGTGGTCGGGCTCAGCGCTCCGCCGATCGGGTAATAGTTGTTGGCAATGCCGAACCCATAGTAGATCCACCAGATGCCCTTGAAGCCATCGGAATACTGACCGACTGCCATCTGGTAACGACTTGCACCACCAGATCCGAGCAGGACCCCAAGTACGCCCGACATCAGCTGATCCCGGTGCCCGAGACGAACCAGACGTTGGTCTCGACCTTGATCAGCGTGGCGAGCCCGCGCACGGCGAGCGTCCGGTTGCCGGTACTGGTGGTGCCGGCCTGGCAGAGCGTGACGCCGGAGCCCTGGGCGATGGTGATGGCTGAACCGCCATTGTTGATGATGGTGATGGTAGTGCCGAGCGGGAAGCTGACCGTGCCATTGGGGGGCACAGTGATGGTCTGCGCAGCAGAATTCAGGGAGTAGATGTGCTTGCGCACGCCGGAAATCGCGGCGCGGGCCATGGAGGCGGCGCGCCGGACTGCACCGGACATCGACGAGCAGGATGTTGTCACAGCGCTGGCGGGATTTGACGGTCTCTGGGAATCGCTGTTCCCTGCCGAGCAGGCCCGCATCGCGCGGCTGCTGATCGAGCGGGTCACGGTCAGCGCCGAGGGACTTGCGGTCGACCTGCGCACCGAAGGCCTCGGATCGGTCATCCGGGAAATGGTTACCCCGAAGCAGGAACTGGCAGCATGA